CGAGGATGAGGTCGACCTTCTCGAGGCGACGATCCACGATTACGCCAGGCGGATAGTTTCCTACTATGTGATCGACCCAAAATCGAAGGAAGAGCTGGTCTATCGCGTGCTCAAGAAGAGCTCGCCGTGGGTGGTCGGTCGGTATATGAAGGTGGCCGGTGAGGTTTATGGCCGCGGACCGCTGATTAACGCGCTGCCCGACATCAAGACTCTGAATAAGGTCAAAGAGCTGCTGCTCAAGAATGCCTCGATCTCCGTGGCCGGCGTTTATACCGCGGCCGACGACGGCGTCTTGAACCCTGCGACGATCAAGATTGCGCCAGGCGCGGTGATTCCCGTGGCGCGCAACGGCGGACCCCAGGGCGAGAGTTTGCGTCCGCTGCGCTCCGGCGGTGACTTTAATGTGTCGCAGCTGGTGATTAACGACCTGGTCAATGCGATCAAGAAAATGTTGCTCGACGACACGCTGCCCCCCGATACGATGAGCGCCAGGTCGGCGACCGAGGTAGCCGAGCGGATGAAAGAGCTCTCGCAGAATATCGGCCCCGCCTACGGCCGGCTTATCACTGAGGTGATGCAGCCCATTGTGCGTCGCACAATGGAGGTGCTCGATGAGATGGGCATTCTCGACTTCCCGTTGCGCATCGATGGCACCGAGGTCAAGGTTGTGCCCACCGGGTCCCTGGCCCAGGCGCAGAATATGCAAGAGGTGAATGATGTCTTGCAATTTGTGCAAGTGGCCAATGGCGTCGGACTCGGTGCGCAGCTCGCGATCAAGCAGGATGCCCTGGCCGATTACCTGGCTGACCGGCTTGGTGTGCCGAGCTACCTGTTAAATTCAAAAGAAGAGAGAGAGCAAATTGCAGCTCAGCTCGCCGAGGCGGCGCAAGCCCAAATGGCCGGAGCTCAGCAGCCACAATTAGCCGGGCCTCAAGGAGCGTAAAACATGATGGCAGAAGGATGGGAGGGGCTGCGCGAAGCGGAGCCCAAGAAGCAGGCGTCCGAGGAAAATGAGGTCGATCTCATGATTACTCGCGTCTTTTCAACCGAGGATGGTGTGAAGCTGCTTGAGTGGTTGCGGTCTATCACTATCGAACAGCCGACCTGGTATCCGGGCGAGGATGCCTCCCATGGGTATGCCCGAGAAGGGCAAAACTCCCTAGTCCGGGAATTGGAGCGGCGCATTAAACGAGCGAGGTCTAAATGAGCGATAACCCGACCGCCGATACCGGCGACAATCAGGCCGCAACAGAAGCAAAATCAGATGGTGATTCACTACTAAACATAAGCAGCAAGCCAACAGAACCGCAAAGCAAGGTCGATGATCTGTCCGCGCCGCACCTGGAGCCGGACCCAAACGACGCAAAGCAGGTGGTAGAGGACGAAGAAGAAATCGAATTTGTCCGCCCCGAGTTTTTCCCCGAAAATTTTTGGTCCGAAGATGATGGCCCCGATGTCGAGGGCCTGGCCAAAGCCTACTCAGAGCTGCGCGCCAAGATGTCGGCCGGCAAGCACAAGGCTCCCAAAGACGGAAAGTACGATGTAACCAGTCTAAAGGACAAGGGCGTGCCCGACGATGATCCGATGCTAAAGGATTTTGTCGGCCTGGCCAAAGAGCAGGGCCTGAGTCAAGACCAGTTCGACCAGCTGGTGAGCTTGTACTCGGATCATATTGGGGCGCTCGAGGAAAAGATCCAGGTAAACCGCGAGCAGGAGATGAAGAAACTTGGCCGCAATGCGGATAAGGTAATTCAGTCCACTGAGCAGTGGTTGACTAAGCTGCACAATGCCGGGACTCTCAATAACGACGAGCTCGAGGCAATGGGCAAGGCCAGTAACAATGCGGCGTTTATCTCAGCGCTGCACAAGATTCGGGCGAGCTACATGGAGACCGATATTCCAGGCATCGAGATGCAGGAAAACCAAAAGGTTTCGATGTCGGATGTCCAGTCTATGATGGCCGATCCAAAATATGGCAAAGACGCCGCCTTTACCAAGAAGGTCGAGGACATGGTTTACGCCATGTACGGCGAAGCTGGTCGCTAAGAGTTACTCACTCTGAGCTAAATGGCTGTAACGATATTGCGTTACAGCCATTTTTTCTTGATAATCCGCCAAACGGACAACCATTCGGCCCGTTGCTACGCATAGCGACCCGAATCGGACAATCGCAAAGCAAAAAGTGGTTTTTGACTTTTTACTTTTAACTTTGATGAAAGGAAATTGAGATGGCTATTTCTATCTCTAATGCCTTTGTTACATTGTTCGATAGCGAAGTGAAGCAAGCCTATCAGGCTCAACGCGCACTGGCCGGCATTACTCGCGAGCGTACCAATGTCGAAGGCTCGACTGTTAAGTTCCCCAAGATTGGCAAAGGCACCGCCTCTGTCCGTATCCCTCAAACCGATGTGACGCCTCTCAATGTGACCTATTCCCAGGTCACTGCGTCGATGACCGACTACATTGCGGCTGAGTATTCAGACATATTCCACCAGCAGCGCGTTAATTTTAACGAGCGTCAAGAGCTGGTGCAGGTTGTCTCGGGTGCTATTGGCCGTCGTATGGATCAGGTCGTGCTCGACGCACTGGCAGCTGCTTCTTCGACTGGCACTGTTGCTAAGACGATCGCAGATGACGGCTCGACCGGTGGTAACTCAAACCTCAATGTCGGTAAACTCCGTGCCGCCAAGAAGTATCTTGACAGCAAGAATGTGCCGATGGAAGGTCGCTCGATCGTTATTCACGCCAACAACTTGTCGGCCCTTCTCGGTTTGACTTCCGTTACCAGCCAAGACTTCAACACTGTTAAGGCCCTGGTCAATGGTGAGCTCGATACCTTCTTGGGCTTTAAGTTCATTACGCTTGGAGATCGCGACGAGGGTGGCTTGCCCCTTTCGGGCGCCGACCGGACTGTTTATGCCTTCCATCGCGATTCCGTCGGAATGGCGATTGGCATGAACCAAACCAGCCGTGTTGACTATATCCCTGAGAAAACCTCCTTCCTGGTCGCCTCGATGTTCAGCGCCGGGTCGGTTGCGATCGACTCAGAGGGCATTGTCAAGATCACTTGCACAGAGTAAAGGAGAGTAGATCATGGCATTTAATCGCGACAACTTTGGCCCCATTGGCAACACTTCCAAGCGCGGAAACGCGCCTGTTATGTGGGGATACAAATCGGCAGACGCAATTGCCGATGTGAATACCACGGGGTATTTCAACGCTGTATCTGATGTCGTCTCTGTTGGCGACATGATTTACTGCTTCGACACTGCAACGCCCACCGCTTCCCTGGTGATCGTTCTCAGCAACGCCTCCGGCGTGGTTGATGTGTCGGACGGCACCGCTGTTAGTGTAGCCGACGCAGATTAACCAGCAACACCCCGGGAGAGCTTCGGCTCTCTCGGGATTTCATTCGAGGGTTTGAAATGGCTGCTGGTGATACCAAGCTTTCAATTTGTTCAGATGCGCTAATTTTTCTTGGCGCAAAGCCCCTGACTTCCTTTACCGAGACAAACGATTCGGCGCAAATCTGCGACCGACTCTATGACGGCATTCGGGACATGGTGCTCTGTATGCACCCATGGACCTTTACCCTAAAGAAAACACAGCTGGCCCAACTTGTCGACGCCCCGGCATTTGGCTGGAGGTACGCATACCAGCTGCCAGGCGATAGGCTGGCAGGAGTGCGAGCCGTGTTTCCCGATGAGAATGTCGGCGTTGGGTCTACTGTTGAGTTCGATGTGCAGCAGGATAAGGTGATAACCAACATCGAAGAGGCGTGGATTGACTACCAATACCGCACGCTCGAAAGCGATATGCCGAGCTATTTCGTCACTTTGATGAAGTATGTGCTGGCCGCGAATTTCGCCGAGACAGTGACCGACCAGCTCACCAAGGCCGAATACTATCAACGCCTGGCTTTTGGTCTGCCCGAAGAGAATATGCGCGGCGGATATTTTCGCCAGTGTATGTCGATCGATTCGCAGAGCCGTCCTTCTATCAGCTTGGACGATCGCGACGCATTCCCGTTGATTAGCGTTAGGCTTCTTTAATGAGTCGGGTTGTTCTCATTCAGACTAACTTCGTTGTCGGTGAGATCGACCCACTGCTGCGCGGCCGTATTGATTTAAACCAGTATTACAACGGGCTGCAGAAAGCGACCAATGTAGTCGTGCAGCCCCAAGGTGGAGCTCGCCGGCGGGAAGGTCTGCAGTATATTTCCACTCTTCCCGCAAATCTTGCATCGCAAGCTGTTCGCCTGGTCCCATTTCAGTTTAATGTCAACGATAGCTATATGTTCGCCATCGTTCCTGGCCGGGTCTATATCTTCAAGAACAAGGCGCTAGTCACAAACATCAACGCCACAGGTCTCGATTACCTGGCCGTCGCTGCTTTTACTGCGGCCATAATTCCTGGCCTTAAATTCGCGCAATCTGCCGACACAATCATTTTCGTGCAAGAGGATATGCAGCCGGTTCGATTCGTGCGCGGCGCGAATGATGCGAGCTGGACTGTTAGTACCCTGACCTTCGAGAAGATCCCTCAGTACGCCTTTACAATTACTTCTTCAACTCCAGCTGTAGGTCACTTAACGCCATCCGGAACGAGTGGCAATGTGACGCTGGTTTCGCAGAGTGCTTATTTTGTGGCCGGTGATGTTGGCCAATACATTTACGCAAATCCGCAGGGCAGAGCAAAGATTGTCGAGTATGTTGACAACAAAACAGTTAAGGCCCACACAGAGATCCCATTTTTTAATACCGATGTCATCCAACAAGGCAATTGGTTTAAAGAAGCCGGCTACGAAAACACCTGGTCGGCTGGCCGTGGGTGGCCAAGGTCTGCAACCTTTCATGAGGGGCGACTGTTTTTTGGTGGGGCCAAATCCAGGCCGACTACTATTTGGGGCTCCAGGGTCAACGACTTTTTTAATTTTGAGTATGCCGAGGGGCTTGACGATGAGGCGCTTGAGGCCACCATCGACACTTCGCAGCTCAACACAATTACCGATATTTATTCCGGCCGTGATCTTCAAGTTTTTACTATTGGAGGCGAGTTCTATGTTCCGCAGGCGCTTCTCGACCCGATCACTCCGTCAAATTTTATTGTTCGATCTGCCACTAAGATTGGTGCAAAAAATAACTTCCCAGTGATTGGCTTAGATTCCGGCACTCTTTTTCTGCAGCGCCAGGGCAAGAGTATCAACGAGCTGCTCTTTACCGACACAGAAGCGACCTACATTGCCAACAATGTGACGCTGCTTTCCGGACACCTGGTCAAGAATCCAGTGGACATGGCGCTCAAGCGCGCCACCTCGACCGATGACACAGACCGCTTATTTGTGGTTAATGGTG